GCTCTTAATCTTTTTAAACTTCTTCTTTCTTAAAAACCTGTCGCGTCTCTCGTCTTTACGTTGGTTTACCACGGTCAGCCTCCTTGGGCTTAGAAGTCTTCTTAGTAGTTGTCATAGTCTCTTCTCCGTATTGACCCAAGAGTCAGGTATACTTTCTTCACTAAACCACCTAAAGCCGTTAGCGCTTGCCCACTCTCCGTGAGTTCTTTTAGTTCCGTCCTTTCTTACTTTTGCTTGAGGCATTGGAGCGTTGGGGTTAGCGAACAAGAATACTAGCTCTTCATTTTCAGGCAACGCTTTGCTAATCCAGACGTACTTGCTATACTCCGCGTAATCCCAGAACCGCCCCTTTGCTTCAAGTAAAATTTTCTTACCGTCGATCTCCGAAATAAAATCCGGCTGATACTTATGCTCAACAATATAAGGAATAGCTTCTGTATGAAACTCCCACCCTTCTAAGATCCCTGTATGAAGTTGATACTCCCAGTTAGAGTCATATCCTTTTACAAGATCTTTCTCTACTGGGCGCTTAACGCGTGGTTTCCTGTAGCCCTTCCTTATCTTTTTCAATGTAGAACACCTCCTGTTTCGTGGTCAATATGTTGTTGTATTAATGTATTAATAGTCATCCACGTATCTAAACTTATGGCATCTAACTCTCCGGAACCTTCAGTAATGAACTGGGAGATAGATAAAAAATACACGTACAAAGTATCTAAGGCTGGTGAAGACATTGTATATCCCTCAAAGTTATTGTCTCTATATCCAGAGCAGGGTTGGATTTTAACATCTTCTTTATCTTATTACTGATCCACTTAGGGTGATACGCATTCAAGTACGTAGTGCGTCCTGCATAGAAATGCGTTTGATCAGGCATAAACTCAAGGCAGTTATCTGTCGTTACTTTTGACGCCTCTTCTTCAGAAAGGATTGTCCCAAACCACTCAACAATAATCTCCTTTACTTGGCGCGTTATCCGCTTAGACACTTTACGGTTCATAGTAAAACTTCCTCTACTTTGGGTTCAACTTCAACATGGGTCAGATAAGTCATGCCGTTGGAATAGCGGAAGGCTCGTAGACCTTCTCCATCATTCGAGTCCTTATGACATTCAAACTTATACTTACACCAGCTACATCCTTTAGGTAATTTAATGTTTCCTTTCTTACCATCAGGTATCGGATTATAGCACATCTCTGGCTTAGAGTCAAGATCTAAAGCCTTAATAGTCTCAGTAATTTTTTTAGTAATTACAGGCTTGTCAAAGTCGTCGGGCTGATATAAGCACAACTCCCCGCTCTCTTTGTTGATTACCAAGAAGCCTCCGTCTGCGGTACCCTCTGCTTCTTCGTAGCCTGCAAGCTGTCCGAGATACCCAAAGGGATCGTCGTCGGCGAGTGTCCCGTTCCTGAACTTGTTGAATGCAAACTTAGAAGCCGTCTTAACGTCAACGACTTCGCCGTTTATCTTACAGTCCATGTGTCCTAGTACTCCATTAACGTCTACCTCTTTCTGCTCGTCGGTAACAGAGTAGCCAACCATGCGAACAAGCATAAGAGCTATCTCTTCTAGCATGTGGCCGTAAAGAAACTTAACTTGTGTTGGACCGTTGATAGAGTTATTAACATTCTCGTCGCGTTTCTCGAACCATAACTGACGCGCAGGCTTCCCTATGTTAGACATGCGAAGAGTGAACTCTCTGTTACGGACAGAGGGACGCGCCCAAGACTTCAGAGCCTCGCGTAAACCCTCTACAGTCTTGTCGATGTCATCGTCTGTTAAGGGTAAAGGTGTCCCGTCTGAAAGCTTCTCTAGCTCCGTATAGATACTAGGTACTAGGTCTCTAAGATCTTTCATGCTTCTAATCCTTTTATCTCTTGTTTAATTAAAGAAAGCGGAGCCTTGAACCACTCCCCCAGTCTATCAAACCCTGAAGCAGAAAGAATCAGGTGTATGTTATTCTCTGCCTTACGCCGGTCATCAAAGAGCTTAAAGTACTCTAGCTTAAAATCTCTATAAGGACTAGAGGTTTGATAGGATTTACATCTGTCTTCGGCGTCTACAGCCATCCCCACTTTATACCACCCTTCCCATGCAGGGTTAGAGGCTACGTAGACATGCCCCTCCTGAGACTTAGCATAACCATCAAGAGCATTGAAGGCCGCTTCCTCAAAGTCTCTGTAGCGTCCCGGCCTATGAAGGGGGTGAGACTTTGGGACATACTTCCCGCCTACAAACATTCGTGATCTGTTCTTGCGGATATGAGACTCTAAGGTTTGGCGCTCTCCGTTGCCTCTACTGGTTACGCCCATGTACCACCAGACACCATCTTTAAAAACTGCGTTCTTTGTGTTCATCACTCTCTCCTTCCATCAAAAACCAACTTTTGCATATCCTTAAGGTGGTTCATTGTGGCATTAATTTCGCCTAGTGTGCTAGTTATTTCGTGTGATCGCACTCCAGCCCTCCAAAGAGACTCTAAAAGATGCTGTGCCTCCTCGCGCTCAAGCTCTAAGAAGGGGTCAAATGAATTACCTTCCTCCACAAGAACTGTCTCTAAGCCAACGATAGCGTGTACTTCCCCTTTAGCTGACGCGCCCAACGCCCCAAAAAGCCTAATTTTGGAATACATAGGGCTATACTCAGCTTCTATTCGTGTTTTATTTTTCATCACTCTCTCCTGTTGAACTCTTCGTAATGGACATTGCCTTTACCTTACCTCCACCTAACTGTGAAAGTAACATGTCAGCGTTGTCGATTAAGAAACCTTTAGCCTTGTATAGTCGTCTTGTCAGAAAGTGATCGAAGGTTATAGGCATTGCTATACTTAAACCCATATCAATAGCTTGGTCAGCTATTCTATGACATTCGTTCATCCCCATACATACTATGTGGTAATCTTTCTCCGCTGATAGTTTTATCAGGTCAGTCGTTTTACCTTTTCCACGATCTTTATAAATTATTTTCATTATTCTCTCCTGTTGTTGGTGTCCCGAATAAAATAGAATTTAAGTCGATTGACGGCATCCAATGAGTTACATGAATGGGTTTCAGACAACTTGAACAGCCGTCTGAGGTTTCAACATACCATCCTGCCTTGTGTTCCGTATTTCCTCTTTCAAATTTAGACGAATGGTATTCTCCAGTAAAGGCATATCTAGCTTCGTCAACATCCGGTTCAGGCCAAATGAGCACTGCCTGACAGTCTGTTGGCAAACGATCTTTAACATTTATCCACTTCATCACTCTCTCCTAGTTGTTATATTCAAACGGTCGCGTTTTGCACCCTTACTGCGTTTGCCTCGTCCCAAGTACAAAAAACGTTACCGTTGATTAGGCGGACGTGATCGGTCGCAGAGTCTGTCCAAATATCAGTCAGTACATGTAACGAGTCGATATAGTGGTACTCTTCGAGAAACTTAGGACAACGTGTGACATGAACAGGTTCAGGCTCCATGTCGGCTAATAGCTCTTCGAGCCTTACTTTCATCTTGTACATTAGTGATTGCTCTTTGCCATCCCCTAAAAAAGCCATATCTAGAAACTCGTCAGCCTGTTTTAATAACTCTTCATCGTCCATTACTCTTTCTCCTGTTGTATAGTCAACCCATTCGTGTCAATAATCTTCAACATATGTCCCTGCCGGTGGTTCAGGAAGCGGCATCCAGTGTGTGACATCCAATGAATCTCCATCATCAAGGGCTTGCCCTAATAAAACTCCATCATCAAGGGCTTGCCATCCGTTAAAAATCCCGTAGTAGTAAACAATACTTAGAGAAACTTTACCTGTAAGAGAATACTTATCAGCCACACACCCCATAACAGGCCTATCTTCTTCTGGCAAACGATCTTTAACATTTATCCACTTCATCACTATAACACTCCTACAAGCTGTATAAGTTTAGCAAAAAATAAAATAAGCGCAGATAGCATACCGACTATTAAACCCCAACCTAAAAAGATTAAAGATATCAAAGTATCTAGCCTCTTAGAACCGGCGTCGCTATAGGCCAAGGCTCCTCCGCTTATAAGAATAAGGGCTATAGCTACCCATAAAAGTACCTCTATAAATATCATACCTCTAACGCCTCCTTCGTGTATAATAGAACTGGGACTACCTGCGTATCGCCGTGATGTATTACTGTCCGCCCCGACTTTATATACATACACTCTATCAAAGCTTCTTGTTCCTTACCGTACCGCATAGCCCGTATCGCAACCATAGGCGACTTGCCTTTGGGCAATCTAAAAAGACCTCCGGCAGACGCCCTATACCTAAAATTGTAATAAGAACTAAGCTCAACTGGTATTGGTTTAGTGT